TCGTGGTGGGGTTACATTGCGTAATGGTGTAACAGCTATAAATACGAGTGCTTTAGGAGCTGAAGTAAAAGGTTTGGCTTCGTTTTTTACTGATGGTGGTACTTCGCAAATTATTGCTAATCATGGAACTGCTATTGCTAGAAGTTCAGGAGCTGCCTTTACTGCTATAACAGGACCGACTGCAAGAACTAATGGTTCTCGACTGTACGGCATGACAATGAATAACGTATTCTATGGTGTGTCAGGTGACAAAGTGTCTTTCAAATGGGATGGTTCATCTGCTGCTGATTTAGGCACAACACTTGATGGGAGCGCTGGTAATTTTCCTATTGCTCAGTATGTAACATTTTGGAACAACTTTGCTTGGGTAGGTAAAACTAACGAAGGTTCTACTTATTACAATTCTAGGTTGCGTTGGTCTAACACCAACCAGCCTGAAAAGTGGACTAACACAGATTATGTAGATATAGATGTAGGTGAACGTGGTGACGTTATTACTGCGTTAGTTCCTCTTGCTGATCGTTTGCTCATATTTAAGAACAATAGTGTTCATGCTATGTATGGGTTTGATTCTGATTCTTTCCAACTAACTGCGCTATCTAGAGATGTAGGTTCGATAGCGTTGTCATCCCCTGTATCAACACCATATGGTGTGTTCTTTTGGCATGATCGTGCAGGTGTATATCTGTACAATGGCGAAAGTTTTACCAATGTGTTTGAGAAGCTAAGACCTGCTATAGATAATGGCAGGATTAGCTTTACTACTCCACCACAACTAGCTTGGTTTGAGAATCGTTTATATCTTTCGCTTGACATGTTGGAATACTACAAGTCAGGCACTCAAGTAACGAAACGTCATGTTATGGTTTTTGATCCTACTATGAAGTCTTGGACTTTAACTGATATTGATGCTACTACGTTGCATGTACATGCTCCTCCAGGTGGAGAGCCTATTTTGTTGGGAGCTTGCAAGACGACTGCTAACGCAGGTCGTGTTATTAAACTTGAACAATCTAATCCTACTGATGCCTATGATGGCTCTAATGCTACTCATGTAGACTCTCATTTTACTACTCCTTGGCTTTCAGGTAAGAATCCTGTAACTAAAAAACGTTGGGGGAGACCTCAGGTTATTATGGATGCTGCGTCTACTTTGACTATGGCTGTAGAAGTCTACACAGACTATGACAAGGCTTCTTCTCGCAAGACAGTAGATATTAATATACTTGGTCGAGAGTCTTCTTCTGTGTGGGATACTGCAACGTGGGCTTATGAGGATGAAAGCGGTGACTCTAATAAAGGTATTTGGGGTGCTGAGTCAGCTAACAAGATAACTGATGTCGTTCGTGTGCAGAGTCTTGGTAGTGCCAAGTCTGTTGCGTTAAAGATTAATGGTCCAACTGAATCTAGTAGTTGGGAAATTAATGGAATTATGTTTACCTATAAACCAAGGAGATTACGATAATGGCTCTTTCAGTCAATGATTTTACAGCAGGAACGGTTATTACTGCTTCTGCAATGAATGCTAACTTTGCAACTATTGAAAACTATGTGAATACTTCACCTGGTTTGGCTACGCTTACTGGTGCTACATTTAGTGGTTTGGTAACTGCTAATGGTGGCATTACTGCAACTGGTACAACAGGGGTGGCAACGTTTACTGCTTCAGGAACTGCCACTATTGGCGGTGTTGTAGATATTACAGATACTACTGATTCTTCTGACGCTACTGGTGACACTGGCGCTTTGCGCTGTGAAGGTGGCGCTAGTATCGCTAAGAAGTTATACGTTGGTAGTGATTTAGATGTTAATGGCACAATCACGGTTGGAGTGGATGACACTGGTCATAATGTAAAATTCTTTGGTGCAGAAAGTGGAGCTTTCTTGTTATGGGATCAAGCAGAAGATGATCTTGAGTTATGGGGAAATGCAAAAATTAATTTAACTAATACAACAGCAGGATCATCAAACTTTCAAATCAACTTCAAAGAGGGCTATGACATTTATGCTGACAACACTGGAACAGGATCAGATAACACTCGTCTTTGGTTTAGTGGTCCAGTAGGAGGTACTTTCTATATAGGACCACGAGCTGGCGGAGCAGAACTTCATTCTATAGATTTGCGTGCAGATACTGTTAACGCTACTTCTGATTTAAGTGTAACTGGCGCTTTATCGAAAGGGTCAGGTTCGTTTGATATTCCTCACCCTACTAAAGGCGGTGATTGGCGTTTGCGTCATTCATTTATTGAAGGACCAAAAGCAGATAACATTTATAGGGGAACCGTTACTTTGGGTGAAGATTCAACATTGATAGATTTAGATGAAGTTTCAGACATGGTTGATGGGACTTGGGAAGCGTTAAATACAAATGCGTGGTCAATGGTAGCAAGTTCTGGTAATGAAATAACGTGGTCACTTTCTGGAAAAACTTTATCTGTTTCTGGTCCAAATGGTGCTGTTTGTAACTGGATGGTTATAGGAGAACGTAAAGATCAAGTAATAATAGATAGTTCAATTACAGATGATAATGGGAAAATGATTACAGAATATGAAAAACCTGTAGTTGTAATTGATGCGAGTTAAATATTAATGCCTAGAGATATCCAATACACCAAACTGCTAGGACCACAAGTTGAAATAACAATGACTAACGGTCCTGATTATGAAGGAACGTACTCAGCGTCTACAACGTATGCTGCTGGAGATGTTGTAGCCTACAATGGTTCTTCTTATGTTGCTAGACAAGCAACGACAGGTAACACACCTGGCGACACTTCGTATTGGCAAACATTAGCTTCTAAAGGCAATGATGGTCCATCTGGTCCTTCAGGGCCAGGTGGAAGTACTGGTCCTGCTGGACCCACTGGACCTGCTGGACCTAACGGTCCAAGTGGACCTACTGGACCTACAGGTCCACAGGGACCACAAGGAGATACTGGACCTACTGGTCCTACGGGAAGCACTGGACCCGCTGGACCAACTGGACCTGACGGTCCTGACGGTCCAGCAGGTCCCACTGGTCCTGCTGGTCCAACAGGTGGTACTGGTCCTACTGGACCTACTGGACCCACTGGACCAACAGGAACTGCTGGGAAAACAGTATTAAATGGTTCTGGAGATCCTTCTGGTCCTACAGGTTCAGATGGTGATTTCTACATTGATACTGGCGATAATGAAATCTTTGGTCCTAAATCAAGTGGTAGCTGGGGTTCTGGAACGTCTTTAGTTGGTCCTACAGGACCTAATGGACCAACTGGTCCGACAGGTCCGACAGGTCCAACAGGTCCTACTGGACCTAGTGGTACTGGTCCAACTGGTCCTACAGGACCTACTGGACCTAGCGGTTCTGCTGGTCCTACTGGTCCCGCTGGTCCTGACGGTCCTGACGGACCTAATGGTCCTACTGGTTCTACTGGTCCTGCTGGTCCTACTGGACCCGCAGGAGGCACTGGACCCACTGGTCCAACTGGACCAAATGGTCCTGATGGTCCCGATGGTCCTACTGGTTCTACTGGTCCTACTGGTCCTACTGGACCCGCAGGAGGCACTGGTCCAACTGGTCCAACTGGTCCAACTGGTCCTTCTGGTACTGCTGCTGGTTCTGACACTCAAGTGCAGTTTAATAGTAGTAATGCTTTTGCTGGTTCTTCTAACATGGTGTTTGATGGAACTAATTTAGATGTTGCTGGTTTGAAGTTAGGTGGTACGGCTGTTACAGCTACTGCTGCTGAGTTAAACATTCTTGCTGGCGGTATAGGGGTCATTACAGACTTTGATCCATCATGGACAAACTTAACAGAAGGAAACGGATCGTATGATTACAAAGCCTTCTTGCAAATAAATAATTTAATTGTTGTTTCAGTAAGCTTTACTTTTGGTAGTACGAGCGCTATGAGCACTAACCCTAGTTTTACAGTGCCTGTAGCAGTAGCAGAAACAAACCAAATAGTAACTGGCGAAGGTTTAGCAGTTGAAGACGGTGGTAGCAATTACCCTTTACTAGTAAACATGACGAGTAGTGAACTAGTTATTTATGACCAAGCCGTTGTAAGTAACAAAGTCATACGTTCCGCTGTGACTAGTGGAAGCCCATTTACTTGGGGTACAGGTGACAAGATTCAAGTAACAGCGACTTACTTTACTGGCACGCCATCATGAGTAATGATATTTGTGAGTTTCCTAATAAACCTGAAGGAGCATAATGGAAGTAGCTACAGACGCAATACTGCAAGAAATACAGGCACGTTATCCACAGGAATTTCTTATTAGTGTGCAGGCGGTGCGTATAGCAGCGTTGTTAAATCACATGAAAGAGTGTGAATGCACGCATTGTAAAGAATTTACTGGGACAGAATAGGCTTTAAGTAGGAGGATACATGTCAGCAACAGGGTATGGGTTAGATACTTACCAAGATATAGCTTCTGCTTCTTTGGGGGGATTTGCAGGGAGCGTAGCGCCAACGTATCAACAGGCTGCATTAAATACGCAGAAAGGGTTGATGCAGAACGAGTATCAGCGTGATTTGATGCGTAGGAATAAAGCTCGAAACGATATTGATATGGGTCTTTCTGAGGAAAGAGCTTATAGGGCTTTACCTGGTCAGTTTAATAGGCGTGGAATGATAGACAGTGGGCAGTATCAGCGTGGTGGTCGTGAGCTAGCGAGTAACATTATGCGTGCTAGGAACAGGGCAGATGAAGATTTTATGCAGAACATGATGACGAGTAATCTACAAGATGCAATGTCTATTTCTGATTTAGAGGGTTTGCGTGGCAATTTGACTAGTAATCAGTATCAAGCGTTAGTTGCTTCTATGGTTAGAGGCGCTGGAGGTGCAGCATAATGCCACATGGTGGACCACATGATGATGATGCAACGTTTGAACAGTTAACGCCAACACCGCTAGAGTTAGCGCAGTTCAGACCTCATTTGCAACTTGAGCAACGTACTGAAGATAAGCGACTAGACAATCTTACTGGCGGAACTGCAATAAGTCCTGCTTATCAAGATGCGGAATACAATCGTTTCCTTAATCAATACAGTCAAATGGTTGATCCTTCTCAAGATCCTATATTTGGTAACTTTGGAGCAAACGCCGACCTCGTAGCTTCAACTCAATCCCCTGAAGAAATAGATTTTAATTTTGACAGTGACGACAGTGGTGGTGGCGCTGGCGGTGGTGGAATAGGTGCTGCCTATGAAAACTACTTCGCTAATCAAGAACAAGCTGTTCAAGATAAGTTTGATTCTATTACAGGTTACTTAGATGACCTTCAAATAAGTTCTGATCAAGGTTTCGCTGCTGACATAGATCGCATTACTAATATGTATGCTGATCGTACTGATGCTCGAAATGATCGTTTTGAAGAAGCACTGAAACGACCTGAGCTTAGACAGGGCGCTGCTGTAGAAACGTTAGCTGAGTTAGGTATTCAAGCTGATCCTAGTTTATTTGATCCTATTACTGGAGCTACGCAAGATATGTTGTTCTCTCAGCAAATGAGTGGTGCTGACATGTTGAACACGATGAGTTACATTACTGAAACCATTTATGACTTTGCTAAGAATCAGCAAGATTTATCTATTGCTGCTGGTATGGAAAATGCACAGCAGAATCTTATTTCTGATATGGCTGCTATTCA